CTTGAGCGGACTGTGTTTGGCGACTTTGGTGTCGTCCATACGCAGCTCACTAAAGTTAGAGAAATCGAACACAAAGGCATGATCAGATTGGACTTTGTTCAGTCTGATGCACCTCTTACTGGTACTCTCAGCGCGTTGGGCATAACGAACCCATTGTATCTCGCCTGGGAGTTACTTCCTTGGTCCTTCGTTGCAGATTGGTTCGTCCCTATCGGGGACTATCTATCAGTTCTCGATGCCACCTTAGGGTGGACCTTCAAGGGCGGATCATTCTCGCAAAAGACGACGGTGAAATCGCATCCTACGGGAGCGAGGGTGAACCCCAGCGGTCAAATGCTGGATCCACTTACCCACCATATGTCAGCGCACGGAGAAGGCCGTCAGGTCGTCTTCGCACGTAAAACATACGGTTCGCCGCCACTGCCAACCTTACCTAGTCTATCAAGGCTTAGTAAGAGCAGTCCGTTGCACGTTCAGAATGGTATCGCACTACTTATGTCGGCAATTGTCGGCAAGAGTAGGGTACGCTGAGCGGTAACGAAAACTTTCATGGCAATTCTGCTATGAGAGCCCTTGCAACATTCTCCAATATAGGAGTGTCACGTGGGATCAATTACCACGATCGTTGTTCCAGATGCCGCAACCACACCCGTTAACCACACCTTTGGACCGGTGAAAGTTAATGGCGATTCTGCCGTTTTGCTCGAGAAGAGTTCGTCCAGTAGCCTAGGCTATTGGCCGTTGACGCTTCAACAGCGGTCTCCAGTGGCAGGACAGACCGAGAAGGTCTACCGCACCAAGATTTCCTTGGCGATTCCGGTAGTCTATACTGAGGTGATTAACGGTGTTAATCGTCCCAGCCTCGGGTACACGATGAGGGCTAACATTGAATTCGTTTGCCCCGCCGATGCAACTCTACAGAACCGCAAGGATCTTCGGAAAATTGCGGTCGGGATCCTGAACGACGCTCAGACCATTGCTATGGTCGAAGCACAAGAGAATCTGTACTAAGGTGAAGACCTTGGTGCTGAATCTCCTGCTTGCCGTTTATGACCTCTATCGCGGGATTAAGGAGAAAAGGCGTGTTGCCACTCCTACTAAGCCTCGCGATACTGTCTAGTCCACTTCAACCTCAGAGGTTTTCTACCAATGAAATCGAAAATGGAAAAAGTTGCAGCTCCTTTTCAGGACCTGTACCGACAGTCTGTTTGCCAAGCCAACCAACTTGCCGCGGATATATATACCGCGGCAGATACTCAGTACTCCCGGGAGTTGCTCAGCCATTTGAAGGCTGGCGACTTCTCGAGGATTGTATCTGCTTCGATAGACCCTTTGGACTATACGAATGCAGATACGTTCTCGCGGGATTACCTCTGTGCCGAGTTGATGTCCAAGTTCCCACATTGGGAGATTGGCGTCGATCGACCAGGTGTAGCCCTGCGAAAATTTACTGAGGTCGAGCAGTACCTTGAAACAGTTGATTTCTCTCAAAATCCGATCGTTACTAATTTCTCTAAGAGAGTTAGTATGCGGGCTATCGAAATGACAGCCCGTAGCAAAATCGAGAAGATCCTAGGAGAGTTTAGCTGGGACGAGGCTCACCGCTCTTTCGCGTTTGGCCCTGGAGCCACGACTTCCTTGTCGCGGCGGTGGTGCGATGCATCATTCAAATATGGGGCAGAAAGACCCCAGATGTCGTATAACGCTGAGAACCTGGCGAGTGCGCTATCTAAGGCACACCCAACCTGGAGGTTTGATGCCTCCGTAGTCGTCGGTTCAAAGCTTGTCACCGTCCCAAAGAACGCAAAGACCGATCGTACGATCTGCATCGAGC